GCACCTCCAGCTATACCACCAATACCACCACCAATTGATGCTCCAACTCCTTGACCAAATAAGAGAGGAAAACCTCCACCAATTAGACCACTACTAAGAGCATTTCTTCTTCTACTAGCAAATCCACCAGGTTCAAAAAATAAACCGCCCTCTTGAAATTGTCTATTTTGACCTAAAGTTCTATTAAAAAAGTTTTCTCCTGCCATTGCCTGTCTAGGGCCAGCAGGTCTTGAATATGCATTAGATGTATCTTGAATTATAGGAGAACGAAGTTGAGTCTCCATTTCTTTTATTCTTGCAGTAACCTGCTTAAACCTATCGCTTGTTCTATCTAATCTTGCCTCAAGACCTCTTAACATACTTATGTAATCATTTATAGCTTCTCTAGTATTAGTTGGCCTAAATGCCATCAAGTCTTCAAAGGTAGTACCTCTTGCCATTGGAATAGCACCACCTAAATTTGCTGCTTGATTAGCTGCAATCCTGCTAAAATCTTTTAATTCTTTAAATCGTGCAGTAAAATCTGCCTTCTGAATACCTTGAGTTAAAACATTATATTCTCCACTAAATAGTTTTGCATTTGCTCTAGCATCTCTTAATGCAGCAGAAAAATTTCTAATTTCACCTGCATTATTGTTAATTTGCTTTGTATTATTTACAAACGCATTATTAGTTATGATTACTTCATTTCTTATCTGTGCGATTCTATCTTTAAATTTTCTAAGTAATTCTGGAGAACCTCCTTTAAGTTCTGGAGCTATCTGTTGTGCTTTTATTGATTTCGCTAAATTATCTACAGCCTTTAGTTGTAACTGTAAATTTTTTAATTGTTGGGTTTGGGTTCTGACATTAATATTAATTCCGTACTCTGCTGCCATTTACTCGACCCAATAAATTACTTCTATATTACCGCCTTCTGGGTTTGATGGCTTGTTTTTTTTGCACTTGTTCTTTATATTTTTCTTCTTCGTGTTTTAACTCAAAAAAACCTGCCCAAGCTGTTAGTTCTTCTCTAGTTAAATTTTCTGTAAGTTGTTTTATTGTCATTCCTAACTCTTTAGCTAAAAAAAACATTAAATACCAATCTTTATTAGCTTTTTAAAGCTGCTTTCGCTTCCTCCACTTTTAAATTTTCTCCTGATGTCATCATTGCCATTTGTATATCTTGTAAAACACCTGCGTTTATTTCTCTTCTAAGAGAAGCCTTATGACCATCTTGAAATAATCTTTTGCCATTTTCATCTAATGCTTTTTCAATCATAAGATTTAAAGCAAATTCATTTCCGTCATCACCTTTAGATTTAGCCATAATTGATTCTCTTTCTGCAATAGTTAATGGATGCCAATATATTTCTAATACTGTTTCTTCTCCATCCTTTACTTCATATTTATACTTTTGGCTAACACCAAATTTGTTTCTTAAAAGTTCAATCGCTTCCATGTAAGTCTTCAATAATATTTATATTATACTTATATTAGGCATTTGCTGTAAATTGACAAGAAATAATTCCTATAAAATGACTACGATCCTCTATTTGTAACATATTTGGACCAATAATATTACGAACTTTTGGAGTACAACTAAAAGTATCTGTATAAGTAGAAGCATTAACAGAAGTTAGACCATCTATAACATGTTCACAAATAGCAGAAACAACTGATGTTCCTTTATTTTTTGGTACATAAATATTACATTGAATGACACCAGCATAATAATCTGAAGCAGCACCTTGATTTTGAAGAGTTGATTGACCAAAGTTCATAGTCATTACTATATATTTAGTAGTTTTTCCAGGTTCTTTAAATGGCACATTATCATAAACCATTTTTACAGTTGGATCATTATCAGTTACCTGATCAGTAACTGCTTTTTCAAAAGCTGCTCTTACATTTACTAAAGTCATAATTAACCTTCTATGTAACGTAAACTAGACCCAGGTTTTATTGAACCAAAACCAGAACCAGGTTTAACTCCTAAGAATATTTTACCTTTATCTCTCATATTATCTTTAATAATTTCACCTGCTTTACCTTGAATAAAGTTAGCAAGTTCTTGATCTTCTGCACTATAACCAGCATATTCAGCAGCATTACCAATATATATATCTGCATCTATAAATTTATAAGCAGTATTAACGGGAAATCGAGGATCAACAACAGCTATTTGATTTGATAATTCTCTACGTTTTCTTCTTCTTTCTTCTTTGTCACTTGCCCATACAGCATCTAATTGTTTTCTTATACCAGCCCAAGGTGAGTGATTATATACTGATTGTCTATCTTTTATTGGCTCTCTTCTTACTTTCCAGCTAGATGCTAAAAAACCAGTATAAACAGGACTACCTTTTTCTGAAGACAATGAAGCATGTAAATCTCTTATTGTTTGTGCAAAGTCAGCATCTAACTGTGACACTGTATTGTCAA